CGAGCACCTGGGCGGATCTCGGCGTAGCTCGCACCGTAGTGGAGGTACATGCCCGTCATCCAATCGCGGAACTCTTGGGCCGTCTGCCAAGGGTTGGGCTGCATGTGCAGCAGCCGGTACACGGGATGCGTCGGGGCCTTGGCCTTGCCACCATTGGCGAGCCGCTCATAGACGTGCAGCGGCAGGGCAGATACCGCATCCGATATGACCCGGATGCAGGCCGTGTAGGCCGAGCACGCCATTGAGTTGTCAGCGTTGACCCGGATGCCGGCCGGCGTGCGGTTCGACGTGGAATCATTCCATTCGATGCCACGCAGGTCGAACATCTTGTAGTCGGCGACGGCGTTTTCAGTGGTCATACGATGAAGATGTCCCAGTTTTGTTCTGCTGCCTTTCGCACGCTGTTGGCTTCCCATCCGCCCAGGGCGAAGATGAGGGCAACGATTCCGTCGATGCGGCAGGTGCTCTTCTTTTTGACCGGGCGTATGTCTTCAAATGCACCGGTCTCGACGGTCACTCCTGCGGCCATCCAACTCAGAACCGGGTTGCCCCGGTGGCGAATCTTCTGCTGGAGCACAAGGCTCTCCAGCAACTTGGTAGGGCTGCTCATTGAGCGGAAACCCTGCCCAAATGATTCCACGGTCAGGCCCGCTCCTTGCAGTTCCACGCCCAACTGCACGGCACCCGACATGTCCATCAGCACCCGTTCCACTTGGTGCTTCTTGGCGTACTCCAGCACGAACTCGCGGATGACGCCGTGGTCGATCACGTTGCCGCTGGTGGCCGTGATCCAGCCTTCGTTGACCCAGTGCTGGAACGGCTGGCGGTCTGTTCGCTCCCGTTCCATGATGAGGTCACGCGGACTGAACAGCATGCAGTCCACGTCGAACGTCCCGTCTTCGTGCGGAAACAGTGCCGAGACGGCCGACAGGTCAGTGCTCTTCGACAAGTCCATGCCAAGGATGCACGGCCTGCCGGCAAGCGGCACCGGCGGCGGCAACGCACATGCGGCCCACTTGTCCGGGTCCAAGAAACGGTTGCTTGTCTCTGTCCAGATTCCCAATGAGTAACGCAGCCAGCCATTGAGCTTCGTGGCCTTGTTCTTCGCCTCCATGGCATCGGCCGCAAAAGACTCCTCGGTCATGGTCACGCCCATGCCGGGATTGCACCGACGCCAGACGGCTGGCGAGAAATAGTCGTCCACGTCCTTTTGGGCGGCCCAGATCCGCCCATAGAACCGTGGGTCATAGGCCGGGTCAGCGATCACCTGCTCGGCGTACTCGTGCTGCTCCCAGCAGATCGACTGCCGGTCGCTGCCTGCCGTCGTGATGGTGCAGATCAGCGGCTGCGGCCGAGAGCGGCCCGAGTACCGCAGTGCCTCCCACAGCTTGCGGTCAGGCTGAGCGTGCAACTCGTCAAAGAATACGAACGAATAGGACGGGCCTTCGGCCGAGCCAGCGTCACGAGAGATGACCCGCAGGCTGCTATTGTTGCTGCGGTTCACAATCGTCTTGCGGCTGTCGATCACCTCGAGCATCCCGCGAAGCTCGGGCGAGCCAAGGATCATCTTGGCCGTTTCGTCGTAGATGATGCCGGCCTGGTTGCGGTCCTTCGCCGCAATGCACCCCAACTCTCCAACGCCCTCCATGACGAGGTGCCAGATAGCCAGGCACGACAGCAGCGTGCTCTTGGCATTTTTTTTCGGAACTTCGAAATATGCGACGCGAAACCTTCGCCGCTTGTCCTTGTCCTTCCACCCGTAGAGCGGCCGGATCACTTCGTCCTTGTGCCAATCCAAAAGCCGAATCGGCTCGCCAGCCTTGGCCGTGGCCCCGTCCTTCGTGTGGACGCACACGCCCTCAAGGAACTCAATGATGAGCTCGGGGTCGGTTGGGTCGTATGAAAACCCCTCAACCCACTCACGCCTTCTGGCGGCGGGCAAGGAACTTGGAGAGGACGCTTTCTTCCGTGGCATCCGGCTCAACCTTGAGGCTCGTTCTGGCCGCTGGCGACAGGCCAAAGTCGCTCTCTAACTGGCGAAGCTGGGCCGCTAATTTGTTGGCTATCGAGACTTCGGGACGCTGTGCGATGTACTTCACATCGCCCTTGTCGTTGAGGATTGGGTAGGTGTCACCCTCTTTCTTGAGTTTCGCACGGGTGGCAAGCCACCATTCATACGTGTCGCAGTAGCGGGCGAGTGCCTCAACGTCCGCCCGCGTCATCACCTTCACCGCCTGGAGCAGAGGCAGCAGCTCTGCCCACTTGCCAGCGGCCACCTCGCCCAAGTGCGACGGCATCACAACGCCATCGGCTGGCGGCTGTGGCTCGGCCTTGTTGAGCCGCCTGTGGCCAGGGTTGCCACGAACGATCTTCAGTGGAGTCGGCTCTGGCTTCGGCCCTCGGCGTCCCATGACCTACCCCCTAGCGATTACCTGCGGGCGCACTTTTTTGAGGAGACCGTGGGGTTTACCTCAACGCGACCCCCTGTGATGCCGACGGCCCCCGGCCTGCCCGAGTTTCCCGCAGCGTCTTGCGGGCGTGGCAGCCCGCACATCTGCACGCACCGTTAGCCAGGTCATACCGCTCGCCGCCTTGAGCAATCGGCACGACGTGGTCGGCGTGGTTCGCCTGGTCGATGCGTCCGCAGTCAACGCACGCGAACCCGTCACGAGTAAGCACAGCCTGCCGCCACTTGCGGTGTGCCTTGTCGCAATACCCACGGGCTGCCGCGTTGGGCCTGCCACTCTCGTCACGCCTAGCGGCGGTACGCAGACGCAGCGGCCTATGGGCGGGTATGCGTTGCGGCATATGGGGGGGGCGTCTTAGCTCTTGAGCATCACGATGCCGACAGCCGACGTGCCATTCGTGCTGGCCGAAACGATCTTGAGGTACTGGGGGGCAAAGACCTCGTCGGGCAGCGAGAACGCCCGGCCTTCAGTGCTCGATGGGGCAAGCGTCAGGTCAGCGGCACTGCCGTCCACCTTGTACAGCCGCCGGAACGTGCCGGTCGGCGACGGGCTGACGAACATCTGTAGCGTGCTGGCGTTGGTGCTCATCGTGCCGAACGACACGACGGCCCCGGCCACGTCACGCATGTCGAGCGTGGTGGCGACTGAAGTGGCGGTCGAGAGCGTGATGTCGATGTTGCGACTGAGCCGGGACATGTCTGCCATGTGTTGTCTCCTGTGCGTTCAGACTAGGGGGGGCGGGCGTTCTCTTGCAGTCACGGCAACTGTGGCATCGCCGCCTGGTACTCGGCCTGCGTGATCTCCTCGACGGCACCGCTGGCGAGCAGTTGAGGCAACAGTTGCGACGGCAGGACGTACTCGCAGTAGTCGTTGCTGACGGCCAGATACACGCGGCCATGTGCATCCGATGGCAGGTCCGATGCAAGCGGCAGCGTCCGCAGCGTCTTGGTCTCAGCGTTTGGGTAGCCGTAGGCTTTGTCCAACTGCTGGCAGATTGTGGCGTAAACGGCAGGCGTAGAGCGGAAGTATCTCATGCGAGAGTCACGCCCCATTTCTTGCCGAGGTAGTTCAATAGCGCGACGCTGGCAGAGTCTGTCATATTGCCGGAATAGATAACCAATTCACCGAACGAGCCTTTATGAAAAGCGGCAAATCCGTGGTTCGCGCCTAGAACTAATCGGTCGCTGTACGATTGAGTTCCAGTGTTGATAGTTGTCGGCGTGGTCGTGTTGACGCGGCGTACTGATGAGGCTCCGTTGAACACGCATGACGCAACATTCCAGGCGTTGGTGTTGACCGCCGTTGCGTTGTTTGCTCCTGCAAAAAACCTTATTTCGGTTTCGGCGTTGCCGAATGTGGCGATTCGTCCCGTGCCGTCCACGGCCGCGTTCTTTACGTCAGTGATTGTGTATACGCCAGACCCGCTTGCGCCGGTTTTGTAAGCCCAGAAAAACGCAAGCGGCTGCGACAGGGTTACGGCACTTGCCAAGGACTGCAGGAGGTACTTGCCGCCGGAAGCGCCAAAATCAATTGTATTTTTTCCGTTTTGACCAGCCGTGACGTAAGAAGGCTGGTTCGCTGCGGTTCCTTGTTCTAAGTGGCGGCCCTTTCCGCTCAAGTCGTCGAGTTGAGATACGTTGCCGCTGTTCAGCGTCACAGAGGACGAAACGCTGGCGTCAAACCACAACTCAAGCCCAGCGATCTGCTTGGGGCTGAACCCGTTCGCCCGTGGCCGCAGCAGTCTGTTGTTCATCGCCATGCTTTAGTTTCTCCCCGGCTCGGGCGTGGTCACGCTGGTCGTGTACGCCTTCTCTCGCGGCTGTAGTGCGTAGAGCAGGCGTGTCTGCTCGGTGATGGCCTCAGCGATGCCCTTCTGCGTCTCGCCCAACTGCCGCACGAACGACCTGTGCTCCTCGACCAGTGGCAACAGAACGTCATTCCGCAGCACCCATCCGGCAGCCAACGCTACCAAAGTGGGAAAGCCCCACTTGTTCAGGATGTCGAACATAGTTTCCTTCGCTGCGTCAGTCATGGTGTCGGCTCTCGCGGACGAGTAAACGCATGCTGGATTGGTTCTCATGCTTCTCCAGCCACCAGCGTATGAGGATTTTGACGATCTCTTGCACCAACGCCCCCAGCACGAGCGTCAGGATGATGCCCATGCCGTACTCGTGGCGTACCTGGCGTTCGATGTTCTTGGCCATGTGCTTGCCGACCACGGCCGTTTCCGCAGCGTCGCACTGTTGCAGCACCGGGATGGGCCACGCGGCGACGGCACGGCGAACGATGCGGCCGACGATCCGCCGGCCAGCGATGGTCCGCTGGATGGTTGGCACGCGGTCCCAGGCGTACTGCTCGAGCTCACCGATGGTCATGGCTTGCACTTCCCGTCTGGGCACGGCCGAACCAGAACGCTCTTGGGCTCGCGGCCCGTGCCGCCGCATGTGGTGCAGGTGATCTTGATGCGGCCGTCGCCCACGTACCCGAGCCCGTCGCAGTTCTGGCACTTCCCGTCGCTCGGCGGGGTCGGCGTGGGGGCGATCTCCGCACGCATCCGCACGACCATGCGGGCCGTCTCGGCGGCTAGGTCGGCAGTGAGACCGCTGTCGCCGGGCAGCGTGGCGACACAGCCGGCCATGACGATGACGAAGGCGAGCAGGAAACGCATCAGAGAATCCCCCGCAGCCAATCGTCGGGCAGCTGGGTCGGCGTGAAGCCACTGAACCCGGCGTAAACGTAGGAGTCACGCCCGCTGAGCATGCGGTCGCACACGTCAGCGTCGATCCAGAACGAGCAATTACGAACGGCGGCCGGCATGTCGTGCGGGTAGTGCTTGCCGACCGTGTTGGAGTCGCCCCATGAATTGGCACAGAGCAGGCCTGGCCGCTTGCCGTAGCGGGCACCGATCAGGCACATGCAATGCCACCAGACGCCGCCGGCACGGCAGAAGCCGTCATCGTCACGGCTCATGGAAAAGCCCTGCCCGCTGCACACAACGACCGGGTAGCCGTTGCTGATGGCAGCAGCCGCCTGCTCAAAGTTCACCGCCAATGTAGTTTCCGCACACCGCCGCTCCTTGGCGAACGGCTCGAGCACGTCGGGCACACCGTTGCGGCCCCACTCGCGGTCTCGCTGTTGCTTCCCTTCCTCGTTGATGATCGTCCCGCCGTAGTCCACGCCGTAGTGCAGCGACCCGAAGTCTCGGATGCTCTTGGCAGCGTGGAAGCCAGTTGACCCGTCGCCGCCCGTGTTGGCACGGATGCCACGGGCTTCGACACGGGAGAATCCGTAGAGGCTTGATTCAATCGTGCGGCCCTTCCACGCTTCCGGCTCCTTCCGCCAGTGGATGTCGCAGGCGGCGAGCACGTCCACGGCGAGCGATGCACCCCAGCCGACGCAGCTGCCGACGTTGCCTTGCGAGCCTCGCCGCCAAGTGGGCGAGCACGCCAGGAGGGCCGGGTACAGCATCACGTCCTGCCCGGCCGCACGCAGGTCAGGCCCGGCCGAGGCCAGCGTCGGGTGCGGCAGAGTCGCCACAAACGACTCGGCACCTTCTGGGTCGGGGATGTACCCCATGCCACGGTCGGCCATGCGTCACCCCTTGCCAACGCCGGCCCATGCCACGGCCTTACAGAACGCCACATAGCGGGCACGCACGTCGGCGGTGACCGGCACCACGTCCTTGCCCAGTGCGGTCGCGTAGGCTGACTCTACGGCCTTCCGCAGCGATTCGTTGCTGCCAGGAACATGCCCGCCAATCCGCCGCCACCCGATGTCCACGGCCAAGGCAGTGAACGCCCGCAGGGACCGCGTGTCTGTGAACACGACCTCGGTGGTGACGGCGTCGCCAGCCGCAACGGTCGCGGCCTTGGTCCAGATTTCCGCCCACAGGGCACGGTCCACGGCCGACGCACCACTCATGGCATCGGCAACGGGCTGCACGAGCGTCTGCATCTCGGCACTCGGCGTCTCGACCGTTACAGCGGGAGCCGAGGCGGGCAGCTGCGGCAGAGGGATTTTGCCCCAGCCGGCAGCGAGGAGCAGGCATGCGGCGGCGACCCTGGCGAGCAGCCCGGCTTTTTCTTTTGCGGCTTCCACCGCACGGTGCGCTGCGGCTTGGATCTGTGACCAGAAGGGAGCAGCGAGTAGAGCCGCCGCAGCAGCCACGGCAGCGGCGCGAATTGCAGCGTCATAGGTCACCGAACGGCCTCCACCTGCAGCAGAAGCCACCGCACCAGTGCCTCGCCTTCCTTGGTCTTCAGCAGGTCGGCGAGCAGCCGCACGAGTTGGTCATCGGCCTGGGCCTTGGTCTGCGACGCCAGCCACTCGGCCGCCTCGCTGACGATGAGCGACTTGCGGTACGGGTCGAGCTCGGCCACGAACCGCTGGCCGTACCCGATGAGCGGCGACCACCGCTGCAGCAGCATCAGCGACTGCCAGAGGTTGAGCGAGTTGCCGTACTGCGTGATTTCCGCCGGGGTGGCACCGTAGTTTTCCATGCAATGTCTCCTCACTCGGATTCTGCCCCCTCGTCCCCCTCCTCTTGCAGCGGCCAGTTCAGCACGTCGTTCAAGTGGTCATAGACCACGTCCCACACCTCGATGGCGTCCTCGACGGCCTCTTTTGTCTCGACCCGGTACGGCTGCTTGAACGACTCTTCACGGTCGGCGATGAGCTTCCCGTCGCCCGTGGTCATGTACAGGTACACGTACTGGCGGCCGAACTCGATGACGATCCGCCGCTCGACGTAGTCAGGTAGTGCCATCGTCAAACCACGACTCAAGGGCTGCCCGTGCCTCGGGCGTCAGTTCAATCCGCTGCAACGACACCGGGCGGGCCTTGTACACACAGCGGTCTTCTCGCGTGTCGGCTGTCCACGCGGCCTGTATCTCCTTCTTCGCCTGCTCGATCTCCCGTGGCGTCGGGTCACGCTGCCGCACCGGCTTGGCCCGCAATCGCCGGTCGTGCCTGGGGGGCAGATGCCAGACGTGCTTCAGCCGGATGACTTGGTCTCGGGAAATCGTCCAACGCTCGCACAGTGCCCGCATGGGCATGTGCGTCAGCCAATCGGCTCGGAATGCGGCGACACTAATCGTCGCCGTGCAGCCCTTCATCGTCGCTCATCCACGCCATGACGCATCGCTGCGAAGGGTTGAGAAACAAACGCTGCCCCGTCGCTTGAGCGATGCTTCGGTGAAACGGCACATGCTCGCAGTCTGTTTCCCCGGCGTAGTTGCCTTGCAGGAAAGCTGCCGTGCGGTAGATGCACAGCCCGCCGAAGGCACTCGCTACGAGAACGGGCGGAGACCCGACAGGCGGCAGCCACTGGTGCTTCCAGCCGCCCTGACCGGCTGTGTAGTCATCCCAGTGGCAATCAGCCTGGCCCACGCCTCGCAGTGCCCAGGCGTCATAGTGCGTCCAGCCTTTGCCGATCTTCGGCTGGCGATCCTCGCCTATGCCGAGCGTCGTGAACTCGTTCAGCGACACGCTCGCCATGCCGTAGGCGTCGGGCTTCTCGGCCAGCCATCCGATGCCGTTGAGCAGCCCGCTGTGCGACCAGCCACCCCACTGGTCCCAGTCGATGACGATCACGTAGTCGGCATCGGCGGCACAGTCCCGCACCCACCGCTGGCACGCGTCGCGGTACTCGGCCAGGGCAATCGTCCTGCGGCCTGCGAACTCGGCCCCGTAATGCTCGCGGCCCAGCGTCTGCGACGTGAACGTGGCCTGCTTGTAGGCTTCGGCGAACGCCTGGAGCACCTCAAGCGTCTGATCTGTGCTGTCGTTTTCTTTGATGTGCAACGCCCACGATTTGCACGACCGCACAAGGTGCTCGAGCCGGCCGAGATTCTCGGCGAGACGCACGCCGCAGTTTCGGGCCAGGCCGACAAAGGCAACCTTTGAGTGTGCCAGCCGATCCACGCCTTCCGTGTACCGTTTTTGGTACAGATCGGCGAACGGCTCAAGCGGATAAATGAGGTGGTCGGGGATCTTCATTTCTTCCACGCGACTCCGAGGCCGTAGTCATCGGCGATGATCTCGTGCGGTGCGTTGTGCTTCGCCACGAACTCGTCAAAGCACCGCTGTAGGTCCGGGTGGGCCGGATGCGTGATGTCGTGAAACACAACGCAGCCGCCTGGCTTCAAGAGCGGCCAGACATTCACGAGGTCGGCCATGCCACCTGCGTACGAATGGTCGCCGTCCACGAGCACCAGGTCGAAAGCCTCGGCCTTCTCTGGCATCAACGCCGGGATCGTGTCTCGGCTGTTGCCGTCGAGAAACGCACGGCGGCCGTCGAAGTTAAAATCGTCCAGCAGCTGCTCGATGTGCTGATGGTTGCCGCGTCCGCTGCCGCCGTAGTCGTTGCCCCAAAGATCCGCCACCCAGACTGACAGCAGATCGGCGGCGGCGTTCTCCAGCACAATTCGCAGCGAGTCGCCTTCACGGGTGCCGATCTCAAGGTAGTGCTGCACCTTGTGCCGCTGGCAGTGCTCGGCGAGGTAGCGGTAGAGGCTGGCGTTGCTCATCGCACCCGCACGGTAGTCCGTGCCTCCGTGCCGTAGCTCTTTTCCACGACCAGGCGAGACACGCACGTGTCATCGCCGACCACGTCCTGCAGGGCGTCAAGCACGGCCTTGGCGATGTTGTCCACGTCTGGCCTGGGCAGCTTCGGTGCGTCTGGTTTGACGCCGCTCTTCCGCATGTGCGACTTGGGCCGAGCGAAGACGGCGTCGATCACGACGCTGAGCGGCTCGCCGGTTGGCGTGAGCCCGGCGTCACGGGCTGCGGCGGCCAGCTGCGTGCGGTAGGCATGCACGGGATGCGTGGCCGGCACATACGCCCGTGCGAACCCGCCCCGAGTCGAGACGCGCGGCCTCGGCTGCGGGACGGGCTCGCCAGGAATGGTGAACGTGATCGCCACTTCTCACCGGTAGCGGATCACGGCGAACCACATGCGACGGGCCGGCGAGTAGGCGACACCTTCCTCAACGATGACGCGGCGGCCGAAGTAGCAGCAGTTCCGCCGGGCCGCCTCGGGCGTCGAGCCCATGCCGATGCCCTCGTACTGGCCGCACGACGAATGCACGAGCACGCCGCGCCGGGCGATGATCGCGGCATGATCCTGGGCCGTGACGATCACGACCGGGCCGGCGGCTTCAGCCGTGAAGCACGCCACGGCCACCAGGCAAGCGAGAAGCAAACGCATGAGTCATCCTCCGTGAACTCCCGGTATCCGCCGGGACTCACGCAGGATGGCGAGCGTGTCAAGCAAAGCGGGCCGCACGCCGTTGGTGCGACGCCCGCTTCGATGATGCGTCATCAGTCTCGGCAAGCCGCTCTGCCATGTGCTTCGCCCGCAGTTTCGCCTTGAGCCGCTCAATTTCCTCAAGCGACGGGTCCGCCGAGCGTGTCTTCATGGGCTTGGGCCTGGCCGGCAGTTTGTATTGCTGTGCCCACCTCGAGATGGTGGACGTGGCAACGCCAAACCGCCGGCCAATGGCCTCAAACGTCTCGCCGTCCGCCCACATGCGATGCAAGATGGCGGCTCGCTGGTTCTCCACGCTCAGCCCTCCGCAGCCAGCGGCATGATGACGCCGGTGTAAGGGCCGCACTTGAGCAGCACCCGGCTCTGTGCGTCAGCAACGTACACGTCCACCTGCGGCTCTTCGTCAGCCGGAAGGTGACGCAGGAAGTCGTGCAGGAACTTCGGGTCGAGCTTGGTGCTCGATGTCGTCCCTGCCGACACCACGTCGCACGACACCCGGCTCTCGCCGTACTCGGCCGAGCGGCCCGCCAGCGTCAGCGTGTCGCTCGTCCACGCCAGGTCGATGCCCTTCGACTGCTCGCTCGTCACGATGGCGGCAGCGTCAACCGCCGACAGCAGGTCGGCCACGTTGAGCACCGACGCCTCGCCTTCCGGCTGGCCGACCACGTCACGCCACCTGGGGAAGCGTCCTTCCACCAGCCGGCCAGTGATGGTCACGCCGTCGAGCGTGAGCCGCACCTCGCTGGCGTTTGCCTCGACCTGCACCGACCCGTCGCCGTGGGCCATGCCGGCCGCAATGGCGATGACTCGGCCAGGCACGATGGTCTGCGAGTCATCCACCGCCTGGTCAGTCTCAGTCTCGACGCAGGCGAGACGGCGGCCGTCCGTGGCCACCCAGGTCGGATTGCCGTCCTTTACCTCGATCAGCACGCCACCCAAGGCGTAGCGGCTGGACTCCGTGTCTGTGGCATACGCCGTGGCACGGGCCGCACGGGCGAACTGGTCGGCCGGCAGCCGGCAGATGGCACGCATGTTTTCCGGCTCCCACGTGGGGAACTCGGCGGCCAACTCGGTTGGTAGCGTCCACGAGCCACTGCCGCACCGCACAGTGACGGTGCTGCCCTTCGGCGTCAGCGTCACCTCGTCGCCCGTAGCGGCCCGCAGGATGGCCGACAACTTCGCCGCCGGCAGCAGCAAGGCATCGCCGTGGTAGTCGATCTCGCGGTCAATCCTCAGCTCGAGGTCCGTGCCGGTGAGCAGGCCATTGCCCAGCAGCACGTTCTGCAGCACCGGCTTCGGGCTTCGGGCCGGCACTGCCTTGAGCACCGCCGCCAGGGCTTCGCTCAGTGTCGTGCGGTCCAACGTGATGCCCGTGCTTTTCCGTTCCTTGGTAGCGACCATGTGAAATCCTTTTCTTTGAAAGAGAACAACCGACAAGAATGCCCAGCACGAACGTGCAGGCAAGGCTTATGTGGCCGATGCTGATGAGGGCCAGGTGCTCCAACGTCATTTTGCTAGCCTCCGCTCTCGGTCAAGGATCGCCCGCCCGATGACTTTGACGATCTGCGGGACGACCGCGTTCCCGAGGCATCGCAGACGGTCCACCCGAGCGGGAACCCCATGAGCCACTCGACCCACGTCGGGTTCAACGCTCCACCAGCCATCGCCTTCGCTTCCTCGTTCGATGATGCCGCCGCCGCAAGCATCGCCCTGCCGGCAGTTCCGCCGTTCATGGCCGAGTTGTTGTGGCCTTGGCAGGCCGTCGGCGTCGGCCACATCGCAGGTACCTTGCCCTGCTTGTCCCGCACATCGCGTCCCGCGATTGCGTTGGCCTCCTCCAGCGTGCAGTCGCCGTCCAGCCACGCCTTGCGAGCAAGGCGAACAGTCCCCTCGCATGGCATACCCGATGCCGATGGCGGCGGGTACATCGCTCGCAGTTGCACTTGCTGGCTCAAGCCGATCTGCGCCAGCCTGCCCGTTTCCTTGTCGTAGTGCCTTGCCTGCCCGCCTGGCTCCCGGCTCGTCAGCCGTTCCGCCTTGACGCCCGGCTGCTGCGCCGACGGCGTGCGCCACAATCCAGACTCGTTCTCGTCGGTGCGGCGCACCAACGGCTGAAGCTGGAATAACGTGCCACTCCGCGTCATACCCGAGCGTGGAAAGGTCTCCGAGAACGGTTCCCATTCCTCGAGCAAGGAGCGCTGCGACGTTCTCCACGATGACGTAGCGGGGTCGTAGCTCGCCAATGATCCGAGCGTATTCGTACCAAAGACCGGACCTTGCTCCGGCGAGGCCGGCACCTTTTCCAGCGACGCTGATGTCTTGGCAGGGGAAGCCGCCGCAGATGAGGTCAACGCCCCACTCTCCTTGCGGCGGGAACGTCCGCACGTCTTCGTGCTTCGGGACTTCCGGCCAGTGCTTTTTGAGGACTGCGGTTGCATACGGGTCAATCTCCACTTGCCACTTGCACGTCATGCCCGCTCGTTCAAGGCCGAGCGAGAACCCGCCGATACCGGCAAACAATTCGCCGAACGTCATAGCGCCGCCCCCGGATCGTCATCGCCAAGCAGCGGGTACCGCCTCGCCGCCATCTCGGCCTCGACCACCTCCAGAATCTTCGACGTGGCCAGCTGCCTGGCCATGAGCTCGTGGATGGTGTCGTGTGCCTGCTCGAGCAGCAGCCGGGACTCATCGTCCACGTCATCACGCCACGCAGATGCGATGCACGCCTGGGCGACAGCCTGAGGCGAAGGCTTGCGACGCGGCCTCATGTGACCACCTCGATTCCCCGAACGGCGTGAGCACGGCGGCGGATCAAGCCTTTCCGCTCCAACGCCCTGATGTGACACATGGCACCGTTTGGAGAGGTGAAGCCGAAGTGGGCCATCACCTCGCGTACGGTTGGCCCGCTCATCTGCGAACGCTCGCGGATGAAATCAAGAACCTCACGCTGGCGGTCGGTGGGTGGTGTGTTGGTGGTGGTCATGTCATTTCTCCCCACGTTCCACGGGACATCCCCAATCGCCGCAGCAGATACCTGACGAGCCGATACGCAGTGGCCAACTCGATCTTGAGCGTGGCCGCCTTGTCAGCGATCAAGTCCCTCGTGCCCTCAAACTCTGACGCGGTTGTGATCTCCACGACGGCTCGCAGTTCGTCCTCGGTCTTCCTGTCCACGTTGGCGTCAATGTGGACACGCTGCCTCGGCTCGCCTGGTGCCGCACGCCGTCCCGATATGAGCGATGCGATGCGGCTGAGCGTGCGGTACTCGTCTCTGATCCACTTGATCTGCGGATACAGCGAGTCGTGATTGCGCTTGGCGTTGCGGATCGCGTCGTACAAGACGATCTGATCCAGCCCGCTGAGGTCATCGTTCCACAGACGCTTTTCCTCGTCCGTGAACTGGGCCATCGGCCACAGCTGGTTGATCGCGGTTTTGTTGTCATCCCACGTCCTCACAGGTTCCCTCCTGCCGGTTGGCGGCTGCGGCCTCGTGCCTGGTGCTGCACCTTCGGGTCGGCGAACTCGCCGGCTCTGATCCTGTCAACGAAGTCAAAGAACCGGGTGACAGGCAGGGGCCGCTCGAAGTAGGCCCGGCTCGGCAGTCGAGCCAGTGCCTCCCGTGCCCGCTGGAGCCAGCCAGGGGACGCTGCCAGGTCCGTCCACCCGTCAGGGGCTGTGAGGTGCAGCCAAGGCTCAGCCCGCTCCGTGGCGTTCCAGACGGCCACGAACCGCTGCCACTCGTCTGCCGCCCAGCCGGGTTTCCGAAA